ACCAGAAGCATAACTTGCTGTAAACCAAGCACCACCCTCAGTCAATATTGAACCTGTTACCCACGGCGTTTTTGCCTCGTGGTCTCTGTATTGATAACTTACTCCGTCTGATGTTACTGGGTCGTGGTCAAGTTTTCCTGTTCCTTGTTTCCAACTACCACTAACCATATAAACGTGTAGTCTTTGTTCTGCTTCAACTTCTTCTGAAGTTGCGTCAAATAAATTTAAATAATATTTTGCTGTTGAAGGTATTTTTCCGTCTTGTATTGATTGTGAAATATATGCTAAATCAAAATCAATCAATACTCTTGATACATTACCTACGGTACCATTGTTGTTTACAACTTTATTAATTTCTAATATTTCGTCAAGTCCAGTATTAATGGAACCTGTTGTTCCACCTGAATAAATACTCGCATCTCTTTTTCCAAATTCAAAATAATGCATTATCTATCTCCCACTACTCTTCCCTCAATATCACTATTAGGGAATTTTAATTCAAATATACTTGGGTCCAATGAAGGATATATAATTCCTTCTTGTGATGCGGAATCTATATCATATACATTTCCACTATACCCATTCACAACCTTAAATTTATTCTCAATCAATATTAAATCTTTGTTTGGATTATTGACTTCTGGTGGAACAATAGATACTACTCCGTCCACTAATGAAATCTGATATGCTAAATCACTCAATACTATTGGTTGATTCATCTGCCACTTGTCTGGTGCAAAGAATTGTTTTACTTTTTGTATTGCTTTAAACAATACATCATTTTTGTTATATCCTCGTTTTACAATAATATTAAACTTAACACCAACATTTATAATGTATCCATCTTTGATATTAATAGCATCTGTTAAAATTCTATATTGTGAAAGATATATTTTTAAATTCTGTTTTACTGCTCTATTCAATGCCACTAAATTTTTATTAGCATCATATCCTAATAAATACATATTCAATGCTAATGGGTTTGGAATACCTTTACTCTTTCTCGTATCAACTATTTGTCCGTCAATGATTTGAAGTTGTCCTTGTAATTCTAATTGTTCATCTTGAACAATATAAGCTTTTGCGACATTACCATACTTTTGTGGTAATGAATAAGCCCTTGTAATGTAGTCTGCTTTTGTTACTGCTCTATTTTGTGCATTAAAGTATGCTGCAGCATTTTCTTTTATTTGTGTAAGAGTTTCTGTTGATGAACCACCAGAAGCTGGTCCTTCGTTCGTAATCTTTATACTTTGTTCAGATGTTTCTTTGGATGTTACATTTAATCCCTCAGTAGAAACCGTATAAATCTTTCTTGCAAAACCAGTTATACTATTACTTGCAACATTATGTTCTACTTTTCCACCATAATTATATTCTACGGTAAGTGTTGTATTACTTGGTGCTAATCCAAAGGTTTGTGTTTTCAAAAAGTTACTTGGGTCAAATGACTCATCTAATCTTGAAACACCACTTCCTAATGCCGAACCCACATTATCTGGATTTGGTATTATTTCTTCGTCTGCATTATCACTAATACCTGAACCGAATCTCAATTCCATTTTATTGTCATCACGAACATAAGTTGTGAATCGTCTTGATGATTTAATTAATTTTAATAAGTATGGTGCGTCTACTTCAAACTCACCTAAGTCAGGGTCATTTAATGTTGTATTTTGGTCTGATTCAAATACTGTGTCTTGTGCTAAAAATGGAACCTGATACCAAGTGTTTTGTGCACTATCCGTTACTGATATAATCTCTGTTACTTTATCATTTGATAAAACTATTTTATCAAATTCTTTTGCAGTGTTAAATGTAAATTCTTCCGACTCTCTTGTTCCTGATTTAGCTAATACTTTTTTAGTTAATCTGAAAAGTGTTGGTACATTTCCTGAACCAGGGTCTAATAATTCAACTTTCATTCTATCCAATGAACTTGATGCTTTAAAATTAACATCATCTAATAATGTAAATTCTGTTCCATTGTTTGATGTTGCCGTTGAGTTTGCACTCAATATACCTGCGTAATCTAAATCGGCTTGAAACTCTCCACCAACATTTTTCGCAGGAACCTCAACACTCACGGTCAATTGAACTGACGCTGGTGTTGCTAATTTTGGTTTATATCCATATGATTGAGCAATTGCCAATACATTTTTTCTTTCTTCTGCATATTGTAATAATGTTTCTCTGAATTGATTATCAACATAGTAATTCAATACATCACCAACATACGATGCCATTTCAACAAACATCATTCCTGGTGATGCTTCATTAAAATCATTGTATTGATTTGGAAAGTATGATTTAGCAAACTCAATTAAATTTGCTCTTATGTCGGTAAAATCTCTACCGAGATAATTTATCTCTTTACTAATTAACTTTTTATTTGTACCGTAATCTGGCATTCTTATTCTCCAATTCTAAAATCAAAATTTAATACTTCAATTGTGTCGGGGTTTAATGGAACCGAATATTCAATTGAAACATTAAGTGTATTGTTTTCTTGTATAGTGAAAACATCATTGATATTAATGTATGCTAAGTGTTTATCAACTGCTGAGCGAATAGCTTCATCAACCCTATTTGGAATATCTGGTCCTTGTTCAAACACAATACTCTTTAACTGAGAACCAAATTCTGGTTGAAATATTCTTTCGCCTGGTGTGGTTAATAACAAGTTTCGTAAGTTTGCTTTAGATTGTTGTAATACAGTTTTTGTCTTGTAGAAAAATCCCTCTGGACTATGGTCCAATGGAAACTCTATTCCGACATACTTGTCTTCATTTCTATCTATCTCTCTTACACTTCTTGCCATTATTTATTAAGGTCTAAAACCACCTTCTCCTTTTTTCTTCTTATCAATCGCTTTCATCAATCCAGAATAGTCACGAGTTAAAGCATCTACAACTCCCTCAGGAACTGCGTCTACACTTGTACCAGCTTTCTTGATTGTATCTACGGCTGCCATTTCTCGTGCCATTTCGTCATTACCACCTCTACCTAAATCTCCATAACCCAATACTTCAGCCATATTGTTTGAACCTAAAACACCACCGCCCAATGATGGATACTCGTCAGTTTGACCTGATGAACCCAATGGGTTGGTATTGTTTAGCACTTCATTCAATGCTGGATTTTTTGAATATTGTTTCTTTTTAGTTATTCGTTTTTTTACTTTTGGTTTAGGTTTAGAAATAACTTCTGATAAGTTGATTTCTTTTTCTTCATTAATAAATATCTCGGTCATCTGTTTTTTAACTTCTTTACGGACAACTAATTCGATTATTTTTACTAAGTCATTTTTCTTCATTACTACTCCTATTCTACATTTACTTTTTTACTTAGATAAGTTTTACCACTTTTAATTTTATTTAATTCTACATTTTCTTCAGTCAGTTCTGCTATCTTTATTGTATTTGGAACTGGTCTGGCTAATTGAACACCTATCTCTGCTTGATTAGCACTTATCTGCATACCTAAAATTATATCCATCGCTTTAACAAAATCTACATTACCCAATACTGCCGGAACAAGTGAATCTGAACCAATGTCTATTTTTGAAGAATTGATTTTAACTTGTTCTGAAGAATTAATCTTAATATTATTTTTATCAATAAAGATGTCAGTTGTATCCACATTTAAAAACGAGCCACTTACATTAACTTCATTTTCTGCGAAAGCAAAAATATCTTTATTGGCACTCATTGAAATTGTGTCTGAATCAATATTAACTAAATTATCTTCATTTACTGACAATAAGTTGATAGTTGATTTTCCATTTTCTATTCTTATAAGTGATGAGTCCTCTACACCCTCATTTTGTAAACTTGTCAAATTTATATAATTACCAAAGCGTCCTTGTATAATTGTATCACCCTCATTTCCTATTTCTTTTCTTGGTGAAATGTCTTTAAAATATGTTCCCTGCTTTGTTTCCTTTGATGAATCATTGTTTAATAAAAAACTCCCATCCCCTCTTTGAAGTTTGTTAGTAGAAACTTCGTTTAACGCACTTGGGTGATTTGGTGCTTCATTATAATTAACGCTCAAAATATCATTAGGAACTCTACTTAAATAATATCGTTTAGTAATTTCATTACCATAGTGAAGTCCAAACCATATTTCGCCAACAATTGGATATTGAATGATGTTTGAATTTAAAGGTAAGTATGTTTGTAATACATCGGCGTCTTTACCTTGCTCACTATAAATATTTCTTCCTATTACTTGTCCTGGTATTAATGAATTTTTACCAGAACGAGCAATATCCATAATTTCAAATGGTTCTATTTGAAAGAATTTATCGTCTGATTTAATTTGGTCTAATATTACAAAAAGTTCAGTTCTTGTAATTAGGTCTGTTCCATCTTTATCAACACCATTGATTGATAACTCGGTATCATTCCATGCCATTTAATTTTCCTTTTTAATACTTGACTCTATTTCGTCTTTTTTGATTTGTAACTCTTGAACATCTGTTTCTATTGCGTTCATTAATTGTGCTTTCTCATCTTCTGATAGACCGAACTCACCTTCATCGGCTGATATTCTTTTTTCGGCTGCTGTAATTCTTTGAACGATTGTAGCTAACTTGACAAGTTGTTCATCGTTCTTTACATTGATTTCTAAGTATTCTTTCAACATAGGTATAATTTGAATGGCAGTATCCCCGTCTTTGATAAACCCTACCACCTCTTTCATTAGAACTTCTAATTGTTTTTTATTGGTATGAGAATTATCATAGATGTCTTTAAATACATCACCGAGTGTTTTGCCTTTGAATATTTCGTAGTCTGTTGCCATAATTTTGCCTGTAATTTATCTAATAATAAATAGTAAGATGTCAAAAAATAGGGATATATATTTATATACTCGTTGATTTTTTCCATATTTCCATATAGTTATTATACGACTACGGAATTATGTGGTCTTTTTAGATTAATAAAAGGGGGAAACGAATATGAAAAATACTATGGCTATGATAATAGATGTAGTGGCAGGTCTTAAAGATGTGCTATTATCTGTTATTGGTCTTGGGGTTCTCGTTCAATTGATTTTTATTGGCGGGTTCTTCGGTATGGACATTAT